TTGCCGATGACTTTGGAAAATTAAAAGGTGCAATAGGCATTGTAGAAGGTATTGCAGGGGGCTTTTCAGTCGCACAAGGAGCAGTAGCGTTATTCGGCAGCGAAAGCGAAGAGTTGAATGAGGTGCTTAAAAAGACGCAAGGAATAATGGCTATTCTAAATGGTTTGCAAGCAATAAATGCAAAACTAAATAAAGATAGTTATGAAAGAATATTGCTTACAACAACGGCTCAAAAGCTATGGAATAGTAGTCTTGTCGCATCAATAAGAGGTTTAACAGGTGTTAAGGCTGCATTGGCAGCAACAGGCTTTGGTGCATTTTTAGTTTTAATTGGAGCAGTTGTAGCTAATTGGGATAAATTAGTTAGTGCCTTTGAAAAATTTGCAGGCATTTCAAACGAGGTGAAAAAATCAACAGCTGATTTAACAAGCGAATTAGAATTAAATGTAAAAAAATTAGAAGCTCAAGGTGCGAGCTATGACAAGATATTCAAGGTAAAGCGTGAAATATTAAAACTTCAAGCAGTAGAAATTCAAACAAATATTTTGCTTGAGAAAGACGAGAAGAAAAAATTAGAGCTGCAGCGTGATTTAAATAAAGTACTTGGTGAGTATGCGGTGCTATTAAAAGAAAGAAGAGAGCAAGAAAAAAAATCAATTGAAGAGCTTGAGAAAAAAAGAAAAGAGGCGTATGAAAAGAGGAACGAAAGAATTAGAGCAGAAAGAGAGCTCGAAGAAGCAAGATTAGAATTTGAAAGACAAACTATAAATGAAATAATAAAGTTACGTGAAGAGGCTTCAAATAAAATTCAAGAAATACCGCTCGTTCAAGAGGAGAACATAATAGAAGAAGAGGTAGATAGACTTGTTTATGCTTATAAACAGTCAGAAAAGGGACAGTTAGACTTTTTAGAAGCACAAAAAAATAATTTAAGATTATTTTATCAAACAGGTTTAATTGATTATGAAGAATATCAGAAGGGGCTAACAGAAATAGAAGCAAGGCAACAAGCGAATAGAGAGTTAATAAGACAAGCGGAGTTAGCTGCAGCGAGCGATTTTGTAAATTCTTTAAAATCACTTTCAAATGCGTTAGGGGCACAATCAAAAGAAGCGATTGAATTTCAAAAGATAGTAACATTAACTCAAATAGGTATTGATTTAGCAAAATCAATATCAGCGTTAACTGCAGCATCTTCTGCAAACCCTGCGAATGCAGTAACATTCGGAGCTGCGGGAGCATTACAATACGCAACGGGAATAGTGCAGATATTGTCAAGTATAGCACAGGCAAAGAGTATTTTGTCGCAATCAAATGTGCCTGAACCTCCACGTTTTGCAACTGGCGGATATGTTAGAGGTAAGGGCACTGGGACAAGTGATAGCATACCCGCATATTTATCAAACGGCGAATACGTTGTAAATGCACGTAGCACAAGCCTTTTCGCACCGTTGTTAGAAGCAATAAACAACTTCACATTAGACAGTAGTTTTATTGGCTCAAGAGGAGTTGGTAGTGCAGACAAAAACGATGTTTCACCACTGGAAACAAAACAGACAATAGAAGTAAAGGCTTATGTAAGTGAGAAAGAAATAACGGATAGTCAAAAGCGAATAGCTAAGATAGAACGAAATGGCACAATTTACTAATTAATAACATATATAGGTGTATGAATAAAACAATACCAATTTACGAGGCTTATTTATCGGATGAAGAAACAGGTGTTTTTAAAATTTCGCTTGTAGAAACTCCAGCAATAGAAGTTGATTTCGTTGCTTATAACGAGCAAAAAGAACAAGTAAGATATGCTATTGTAAAGGACAAACAAGAGCTTATAGGCGCTTTATTAATTCCAGAGCAATTAATTTATCGTAACCAAGACGGCAAAGAATACTTTGTAAAATATACAGCTGAAAGCGTTGCAAAAATCGCAGAAGATTTTATTGCTAAGAAAAGAATTGATGCGATAAATGAAGCGCATACCAATGTTATGGCAGGTGCTTATGTAATTGAAAGCTGGATAATCGAAGATGAAGAAAAAGACAAATCTGTATTATATGGTTTTAAATTACCTAAAGGCACATGGATGGCGAAGGTAAAAGTAACCGACGAGAATTTATGGAATGAAAAAATAAAAACAGGTAAATATAGAGGTTATTCTATCGAGGGAGTATTAATGCATGAATATACGAATGAAGTAGTAGAGATGGAAGCTGTGAAAGATGCGGAAATAAAGGCTTTGGAAGAATTATGGCACACGTTGTAAAAAAATAATATATAAGGGTGAATTAAAAATAAAAAGAATGAATGCATCAGAAAAACTAAAGAAAATAATCGAGGTGATACTCGAAAAGCAGCCTGTGAAGCAGGCATCAGCAAAACTTATTGATGGCACTGAAATTCAATTTGAAATTTTAGAAGTAAATCAGCCAATCAATGTTGTAACATCGGAAGGTGTTATGTCATTAAATAGTGGTACTTATGAATTGGAAGATGGCACTAAAATAGAAGTTGTTGATGGCGTAATAAAATCGATTGAAAAGCCACAAGCTCAAGCACAAGTATCGCAAGCAGATGAGGTTCTAAAATCATTTGAAGAAAAACTAAATGCACTTGAAGGCAAATTAGCAAAGTTTGAAGAAGCGATGCTAAAGGTGGCACAAGCAGCTGATGAGAAAATTGAAAAGGTAGAGCAAAGAATAAACGAATTGCCAGCTGCTAAAAAAACTCAAGCAGAAAAAGAGCAAGTAAAACAAGGTAAAAAATCAATATACGACTATATTAAGTAATAACAATTAAAACAATAGAAAAATGGCATTAAATTTATCAGGATTAAGTACATATACCGACGAGCTTTCACACGAATTAATCACGAAATCGGTAGCAGGTGCAGAAACACTTAAAACAGGTGTTACTGTAATTGAAGGAATTAAGCACTCACAGCAACTAAACTATTTTGACACTGACTTAGTATTGCAAGCAGATAGCTGCGGTTTTAACGCATCAGGCACAACGCCTTTAACTAAGAAGGTTTTAACAGTGTGTTCAGTTAAGTCGCAAGAAACATTGTGTCCTAAGGATTACAACGCTTATTGGGCTGCACTTAAAGCTCCTAAAGGTTCAAAAGACGATGTATTAGTTTTTGCGGAGGCTTACTTAGATAAAAAATCACAGCTAATTGCACGCAGAACAGATGACTTGATGTGGCGAGGCGATACAGCGTTACCTAACACTGACCCTATGCACTGGTGCGATGGTTGGTTAAAGAGAATTGCATCATCTACCGACAAAATAAATGTTGTAGGTACTGACTTCTCGCCAACAATTACAACAATAACTAAGAATAACATTAGAGAGATAATGTATAAAGCTGAATCGCTAATACCTGATAATATTAGAGGTGCAGACGATTTAACATTATACATGTCTAAAACATTATTCAGAATGTACACTCAAGCATTGGTTGATGCTAATAGCTACTACCAATCACCAAAAGAGGGTAACGAATTTGAAGCCTACTTATTAGGTACTAACGTAAAAGTTGTTGGCATCAATGGGTTAACAGGTGTAAATAATAAAATGGTATTAACAAGAGCGAGCAACTTAGTATTCGGTACTGACTTAGCTGATGAAGTAGAAGGTGGAAGTGTTGATTTGTGGTACTCAAAAGATAATAGAGATATACGTTTCACAGCTCATTGGAAGTTAGGTACTCAAGTTTACTTTACTAACGAGGTTGTTTACGTTAACATTTAATAACAAGGGAGTGTAACAGCTCCCTTTAACCTTTTTTAAAAAAATTAGAATATGTCTTGTTCATTAATAACAGCTGGAATATTAGCATCGTGCGACAAACAAATACCGGGCATAAAGCGTGTGTATCTTGGAAACTTCGATGAGGTTTCATCATACACTTTGGATGCGAATAATGTTGTAACAGCGATTGCGATGTCGCCAACAAAAAAGTTCCAAATATTTGAATTTGCGAAAGAAACAGGAAGTGCTGGAAGTACAGTAAATTCTGATGTTCCAAATGGTTTGCTATCGTACACCCATACAGTTACATTGCAATTTACTAAGTTAGAGCAATCAAAGAGAAATAAGATAGCTTTGATGGCATTGGCAAATTTAGTTGCAATAGTAGAAACAAACGACGGTAAATATTGGCTATTTGGTCGCACAAATGGGTTGCAGCTTTCAGAGGGTTCATCCGCAACGGGCACATCAAATTCAGATTTTTCAGGCTACACATTAACATTGACAAACCAAGAGCCAGCGATGGAGATAGAGGTAAATAGCTCCGTAATACCAACAATAATTTAGTTTTTGTTTTCATAGTTTTATAGTTTAATAGGTTAGACAAGAGGGGGGTGTGCGAATACCCCCTTTTTATTAAAAAAAATAAGTTATGGTAAAAGAAGAATATAAAGGCAAAACAATGTATTTGCCAAAGTTAAATAGAATGATAAACACTGATGAATTAACCGAGCAAGATGAAGCTCTGTTAACTTATTATGGTTACGGTTATTTGTTTGAAGAAGAAGAAAAAAAAGAAGTAAGCATAAAGAAAAGTAAAGGCAATGATATTGCTAAAGAAGGGGCAGAATAACACATTTGTTTTATCGTTGTGGGAGAAAATAGATTTTGACACTATTAACCCAAGCGATATTGCTTATGTGTTTGAATTTACAAATCAAATTACGAAGGATGTATTTACTATTGAATTAGAAGACTTAAGCTTGCATAAGCAGTTTTATAATTTATTTCAATTAGAAGTAGTAAATACACTTAGCCAGCAAGATTTAAGCAATGCCCAGCTGTATCTAAAGGATGTTGGATATTACGATTACGTAGTGAAGTATTACGACACAACACTGCCACCGCCAATAGTTTATCACACTTGCGAAGTAGGAATAATGAGGCTTATTAAAGATGCTGTGGAGAAAGAAGCGTATGAACCTGACAAACCAATTATAAAACAATGGAAATAAATAAAGTTGAAATAAAAGAGAATAATCAAACAATATTTGTTGCAAATGTAAAGCAATCAAAACAGCCGTTGTTCTTAGAGAATAAGCGCGATGAATGGGTGTGGTATGGTGATGATAATCTTTATCCTGAATACTTACTTAACTTATTAAGAAGTAGTGCCACTCACAATGCTATTGTGCAGAATAAGATTAAATTGATATACGGTGAAGGCTTAAAGGCTTTAGGATTAAATACAGCAGACACAGCAAGGATTTCAGAGTTTATAAAGAATAAGTTTTCAGACGAAAATTTAAACGAGGTGCTTCACAAGTGTATCTTTGATTTTGTTGTTTTTGGCGGGTTTGCTTTAGAAGTAATTTACTCCAATGATGGCACTAAGATTTCGCAAGTAGAACACGTTGATTTCTCAACAATAAGAAGTGGGAAGAAGAATGAAGAAGGAGTTGTTGATAGTTACTATATAGCAACAAGCTGGGAGCGTAGAGCTTTGATGAAGAGCAAGCCTATTAGAATAGATGCTTACAATGAAGAAGTAAAGAGCGAGAAACAATTATTGTATGTTAAGCCTTATTTTGCTGGTAATTCCTACTATCCACTACCTTCGTATGTAGGTGCAATAAATTACATTGATGTTGATGTTCAAACATCAATTTTTCATTTGAATAACATTAAGAATGGCATGGCGCCAAGCATGATAGTAAATTTCCCATATTTGCCGACAAAAGAAGAGCAGGATGAGATAAAGAGAAGGTTAGAGGATGAAGTTTCAGGAAATAGAAATGCAGGTATTTGGGTGTGTATGTTTACATCAGATAAAGATAGTACCCCTACATTTACCCCTGTACAATTAAGCGATGCAGACAAGCTATACACAACGCTGAATGAATTAGCCGTGCAAAACATAATCACAGGACATGGCGTAACTTCACCGATGCTGTTTGGAATTAAAACAGCAGGGCAAATAGGCGGCAACCAAGAGTTGATAACTGCCTTTAATATCTATAATAACAACGTAATAAAGCCAGCACAAGCTGAAATTGTTAAAGCATTTAATAAGATTGCAGCGTATAATAATTTGAATGCAGAATTTGAGTTAAGCACGAAAGCACCGTTGGCTTATTCGTTTTCAGAAAGCGTATTGACACAGATATTGAGCAAAGATGAATTAAGAGAAATAATAGGTTATAAACCGTTAAACGAAGTGAGCGATGCCAACTAATGTACTGTTTATATCAGAAAAATATTATCGTGAAAATTCATTGATAAATGAAAATGTAGATAGTAAGTATTTAACAAGCACTATACTATTCGCACAAGAAAGTAACATCATGCGAATATTGGGTACAGCGTTGTATAATGAATTGCAGACACAAATCGCAAATAATACTGTTACAACATTAAACGAAACATTGCTCGATGACTATATTGCCCCGTGCTTAGTTGAATACGTTACAGTTGAGTTGATACCACATTTAAATTATAAATACACAAATAAGAATGTATCAACAAAAAATAGCGAATATTCAAATGCTGTTTCGTTGAGCGAGATAAAGTATTTAGAGGGAAAGCATATAAACAAAGCAGAATATTATGCAGAGCGAATAACACGTTATTTAATGCAAAATGCAACTTCATATCCGTTGTATAATAACGCTGGTAGTGGAATAGATGTGGTTCATCCTGTAAAAGAAAATTATCGTTCAAGCATCGTATTTGGAAGAGGAAGTAATTGCGATAAATATAAAGATTTATGATAAATATTAATATTAATGATATAGGTAATAAGGTTCGCAATACGCTGTTAACGGGTTTAAATGTAACCTTAACTGGTGCGATAACAGCAGCAGACACGGTGTTACAAGCCTTTGGTAAGTTGCAAAATCAGATTAATGGCAAAGAAGATGCCTTCACTATTTTGCCTATAAATAAAGGGGGTACAAATAGTAATACAGCATTAAACAATAACAGGATAATGCAGTCAAGCGGCGGTGCAATAGTTGAAGCACCAGCGATAACAGCGGATAGAGTGTTGGTTAGTAATAATAATGGAATACCTATTGCAAGCAATATCAATGTTCAAACATTTGACGCTTTAAAACCTTACTTAGTTGATTTTACTAAAACAACAAGCACAGGTGCAAATTTTTCTAATACAGTAGTAAGAAGTTATCTAATACCAGCAGGTACGTTTAAAACAGGCGACCAAATAAGAATAAGTATTAGAGTTTCACGTCCTGCATCGCAAACAGGTAATAGCCAATACTTTATACGATGGTCGTATGATAATGTAGCTTATAATTCATTGACATCATTTGGAGCAATAAATGCAACATCAAGGTTTGCAAGGATGTACAGGCATTATGATATAGTTAATCAAGTTAATGCAACAGAAACTGTTGGGCCGGCTGCACAGATTTTTACAGACGATACGACATCAACAACTGCAACAGTTGTAATTAATATGAATTGGACACAAGACGTTTACTTAGGAATAGGATTGACACAAACAACAACAAGCGATAGCTCAACAATAGATAGTGTAGTAATTCAAATATTCAGACCATGATAACTATTGAAACAAACGAGAAAGGTTTGCCAAAACAAGAGCCACCAAAGGCTAAAGCAGTGGTGCATAAAGGCACTTACATTGAGTATTACATAACCGATGAAGATTATGAGGAATATTTAAGAAAGTATAGAAGCGAAGAAAACATAGAACCAACAAGCGATACAGAAGATGGCACAATTTCACAATGACGTTTCTGATTTAAAAACATTAGCAGCAAGTTTGCTATTGATTGCTACCAGCTTTATTACCAACATGGCTTCACATTTAATTAATAATTACGAGGCTTATTTTAAGCTATTGACACTATTTTCTTTATCGCTTGTAATACTTATTAATGCAGGTAAAGCATTTAAAATGGTATATGAAAGCATAAAGCAAGTTGTTGAATTTATTAAAAGAATTACAGGGAAATGACTAATATAAGTAAACATATAACTTTAGCAGAAGCGATAAAATCAGAAACAGCAGTGAAGTTAAAGATAGATAACAAACCAACGGTTGAACATTTAGAAGCTATGAAAGTGTTAGCAGAAGCAGTTTTTGAGCCTTTAAGAAAACATTTTGGCAAACCTATTGGTATTTCATCATTTTATCGCAGCCCTGAAATTAATAAACGAATAGGTGGCAGTAGTACAAGTCAGCACATGTTAGGCGAGGCAATGGATATTGATGCGAACATTTACAATAATGGTATTACAAATGCACAAATATTTAATTTCATTAAGAACAATTTAGATTTTGACCAATTAATATGGGAGTTTGGCACGGACAAAGAACCGCAATGGGTGCATGTTTCATATACAAAGAAAAGAAAGAACAGAAAGCAGATATTAAGAGCGATGAAAATAAACGGAGAAACAAAGTATTTACCAATAAAATGAAAGCACATATATTATTTTTATTAAAAGAATTTCTTAAAACATTTAGCAGTCAAAAGAGCTTTTTTTCTTCCAAGCGTTTAGAGCGATTTGTATTATTTAACTTAGCAATAGCAATTTCTTTAATTTATATTTATTATTCAATTAAAAATAAATCATTATCTTTGACCGATGTTTTAGCAATTAGCGGTACTTTCTTTGTTTACGCTGGCTATAATACTATCATGGTAGAGAAGAACAAAGATAAAGAAAGCGAATAAATAAAAAACAAAATATGGGTAGAACTCCAAGCCCTAAGCAAGTAATAATTTTAGAAGAACTAAACAAGGTTAATGTTGCAACATTGAACAAAACTGAATTTGCAATTCAATTAAAGCGAAAATACAAGAAAGAGTTTAAAGGTAAAAGCGTTGAAACAGTAAGAGCTTTAGTTAGGTACTATTTGGGATTGATGGGAAATAAAAATAGAGAAAGTCGCACGTCTGCAATACCGCACACAGCTAAGATATTAATCATTGACATTGAAACGTTGCCAATAGAATCATATACGTGGGGAATTTGGCAGCAAAATATCGGGATAAATCAGATAAAAAAGGATTGGACACTATTATGCTGGAGTGCAAAGTGGTTATTTGATAATAAAGTTTATTCAGCGATACTCGTCCCAAATGAGTGCAAAAAAAGGGACGACAAGCGCATAACAAAGGCTATATGGCAATTAATTGATGAGGCTGATATTGTTATTGCTCATAACGCAAAAAAGTTTGATATAAAGAAATTGAACACTAAGTTTGTTTTGCATGGTTTGCCAAAACCAAGCTATTACCAAGTAATTGACACATTAGAACAGGTACGCAAACATTTTGGCTTTACTTCAAACAAATTAGATTATGTAAATAAAATATTAGGACTTGACAGGAAGAATGAAAGCAGCGATTTTGAATTATGGGAAGCGTGTATAAATGGCGATAAAAAGGCTTTAGATAGAATGTTGAAGTATAATATTAACGATGTTAAGATACTCGAAGAAACTTATTTAAGAATTAGAAATTGGATAACCTCGCACCCAAATGTTGGCTTGCATATTGATGATAACATAAGGGCTTGCCCAACGTGTGGGAGTAAGAATTTAAGCGAAACAGGTAAGTGTTATACAACGCAAGCAAATCAATACTTAGAGTTGAGGTGTGGTGATTGCGGAAGTTTAAGCAGAAGCAGAGTTGGTGTTACAGCATTGAAAAAGAAAAGAAACTTATTAATAAGTATTGCAAAATGAGTACACCAAAGTATTATATTGGAAAGTATAAAGGAATTAAGGCAAAAGATGTGTGCCATGACTTTGAGTTAAGTTATAATTTAGGAAGTGCCGTGTGTTATTTGTTGCGTGCTGGAAAGAAAGAGGGTAACTCAGCGGAGCAAGACATAAGAAAGGCGATTGACCACTTGCACTTTGAATTAGAATTGATAGAATTAAGAAAACAACAAAAATAATATGCTATTCTTTTTTCACGCAAAAGAAATTAGGTATAATGAAAATGGTTATGAATATTACCATGATGCGTATATAAATGCGTTTGAGGTAATGCAATTCTCGCCAATAAATGAAAGCGATACAAGCAGAGGTGTTATTGTAAATTTTAAGAATGGCGAGGAGCGAAGATATAAATGCGACTTAATTGATTTTATTAAGTTTATCAATAATGCACGAATAGCGCATTATTCGAGCCTTGTGGCATATAGCAGCATTGTAGATGAAATAAAAGAAGAAAAAAAAACAAAGAGGGAGAAAAAGAAATGAAAGCAAGTAAAATATTAATCATTGTTGCAACATTGATATTAACTTCATGCAGTGCTGAATGGCACTTGAAAAGGGCAATAAAAAAGGGAATAGAATTACAAAAAGATAGCATTTCAGTTTTAGACACGGTTATAATAAATGAAGTTTTGCACGATACTACAGTTGTAACTAAAACAAATGATACAATTACATTATATAAAGACCAATGGCACGTTAAGATAGTAAGGATAAATGATACATTGCAAGTACAAGGCGGATGCGCTGGAGATACTATATACATTGAAAAGAAAGTGCCAATAGATAGAGTAGTTAATAAGATAGATTACTTAGGGGGTATAAGCAAGTTAATAAAATGGCTATTCTTACTTGTCCTATCAATTATAATGTGCCTTGTTATATTCAAAAAAATATAGACTTTAAAAAAAAATATAAAATTATTCTAATTGAATATCAATAAGTTACAAAAAAAATGTAAAAAAAACTTGACTTATATGTAAAAATTATTTTACATTTGCAGTGTCAAATTAATTAAATGTTTAATCTTTAAAACTTAAAAACTATGGAAACTTTAAAATTAAGAAAAATTAGATTAGAAGATACAACCACTTATCGTGGAGATGTTATTAAGGTATTTAAGAATGATTTTCAAATATTTGATTACTCTTCAGGGTATTATTCTATCTGTTTAAAAGGAAATTATGGTGGTGATGTAGTTTGGGGTGGCGACTCTGCTTGTGAAGACCACTATAATAAAGACTTAATTAAGGATATATATAACCAATGGGACGGAACATTGGTTTATGAATCAGGTTCTTATCGTATTAATATATAGCCATCATGTTTAACCTTTAAAATTTAAAACTATGATTTACGTATTAACAGAATTTGACAACGCATCAGGGTACATTAGCTTAATTAGTAATAATAAAAAAGATGCTATGAATAGAAGAAAATGTACATTAACTTACAATGCAGGTATTAAAAAATATGGCAGAAATTACTTTTACAAATATGATATAAAATGTAGCCAAATAGATAGTTATAAGTCAATAAAATCATTTGATAATGGCACTCCCAAAACAACTAAAGTGTGGTATTAATTAAAAAAAACTAAAAACTATGGAAGCAACAGGCAAATTAATAGAGCCAAGATATTGGCTAAAATTCGATAAAGAAGAATTTGGGAAAGAAATTTATAAGATAACAGGCTATATGCTTGGAGGAAGCGACTTTGACGAGTTAGTTAAAGAGTGCAGAAGCAAGAATGTATCATTTGTTATTGATTTCTCAACAAGAGAATTAATAGCTCAAAATTATTAAACTTTAAAAATAAAAACTATGTACAGATATATAATATTGATTTTAAGCGCAATTTTATTCACAATAAACTACTTTAATGTAGATAATGAAGCAAAGCCAACTGTTTGTATATTCTTTATAACAATTATCCTATTTATTATTTGGATATAAATTATAAGAATGAATGATAAGGATAAATATAAATAAAATAAAAAACTATGGAAACAGAAAAAATTAGAGAAATTCTTACAGCACCGCTATCGCCTGATGATGTTGAATGGCGTGTGCAGTCGCAAACAAGTGATAAAGCTAAACTAATAGTTGTACCTTACATTAATAACCGATGTGTAATGGAGAGGCTCGACAAAGCATTTGGCTGGGAGAATTGGAGCAACGAATTTCAACCAATAAATGAAGGCTTTATATGCACGATAACGGCACGAATAGGGGATAAGGTGGTTAGTAAGTCGGATGGAGCTTCAAACACGAATATAGAGCCTATAAAGGGGGGTATTTCTGACAGCATGAAGCGTGTAGCTGTGCAATTTGGCATGGGTAGGGAGCTTTATAATTACCCTAAAGTCATGATTGCAACAAATGAGAAATTTATACCCACATGGGCAAAAGAAAGGCTTTATAACTTTGTAAAAGCATTTAACGAAGGGAAATTAGATAGAGAGTTGTATGTTATTGAAGAAAAGAAATAATCAATGTTTAAATAATAAAAATAAAAACTATGGAAATAACTAAATTTCAAAGCGAATTTAAAGCTGTATCAACTAAAAAAGAAGTTGAAACAACAGCAGAACAAGTGGCACTATCTTTAATTGATAGCGGTAACGTATCTAATGAAGATTTACTTACCAATGCAAAGAAGCTATACGACTTCGCAAGCAAATACTTTGAAACTATTAAGAATAAAGTGTACGGAAATGTTACACTTGATAAATTCAATGGCGTTTTAATTGCCATTCGTGGAGGTGGGAAAAAATTAAATTACAGCGAAGACCCTGTATATGCTGAAATGGAAAGAAAGCTAAAATCACGTAAAGAGCTACTCGATTTAGCTTTTAAAACAAAAGAACCTATCTTTGACAGCGAAGGAGTAGAAGTGCCTAAAGTGTCATTTACAGAAGGCAAAGACCAAATAGTGTTAACTTATTAAAACAACATAGCTATGAATGTACTTGAGATAAATTCTGCAATTCAATATATTGAGGATTTTTTAAAGAAAAAAGTAGATGTAAGTGTGCCTGCAGATGTAATAGAACGACTAAATGATGCAGCTAATATGCTTGGTTTATCTGCTGAATTGTGCGCAACTACCGAGCAGATATACAATAAGAAATTCGCTGAGTTGTGCGACAAATATCCGAATGTAAACATAACTAAGTTAAAGATAATAGCAGGTGGCGAGTTGACAGATGAATACTTTAACATGAATTACTGCGAGAAGTTAAACAAAGAGCTTCACTATACAATAGAGAGCTTGCGTAGCATTATTAGTTATCTTAAAGAAGAATATAAACAAATTAATTTAAACAATTAAACATAGTAATAAAATAAGGATAAACCTGACAATAGTATTATAAATAAACAATTAAAAACAAATAAACATGGAACAGAAAAACAACAGCGGAGCGTTATTTAAGAACGACAAAAAAGGAAATGAAAAAGCGCCTGAATATAAAGATATATGCGTAGTTGATGGTATACAGAAAGAAGTCGCAGCTTGGGTTAAAGAGGCAAAGAATGGAAATAAATATTTGAGCTTGCAATTTTCAGAGCCATTTAAAAAGGCTGATAATAAAGGGAAATATGAACAAAAAGACGATGACTTACCTTTTTAATTAATGTTTAAACATTAAAACTAAAAACAATGAAACAGCCAAAATTAATTATAAAAAAATCTGATTTATTAATAACCCCTTGCGAAGCTTACAATGATTTACCCGAAGAATTTGATGCTATTGAGGAAATTAGAAAGAGAGGATATAAGAGAAATAAAATAGCTGATTTAAAATGGTTAATTACTTACTGTCCTAAAGCACAGACACAAGAAATGCTTAATTACTTTATATCGCTAAATCCAGATTATGATGATGTGAGTGAGTTAATTAGAGATTGCGAATTTGCCCAAACCAACGAGATGTTGGAATGCTTTATATCACTAAACCCAAGTTGTGATGAGGTAAGGTGGTTAATTAGAAATTGCGAATTTGCCAATACCCATGAAATGCAAAAATACCTTAAATCTTTAAGGTAACAAAAAAACTATGAAAACAAAAAACATTATCAAAGAGTTGATAAAGCAGCGTATTGAAGAAATAGAATCCTGCTTTCCTAAATTGGTTAAAAGACCAACAAAGCGAGATAAAGAGGATTTTTTGCACGATGCAAACAAGATGCGCGCAATGCTTGAAGCCCTAAGGAGAGAGCTAAGAAAAAGAGAGCCTAAAGATGTTAAGCTAGATGAAGAAGTAAATGTAGAATTGTATGATTTAAGTAAAATTAATTGTTAATATGGAAGCAGGATTAGTAAAGAAAAATCACAAGCACCCAAAAGCTATAAAGCTGATGCAGCAAGGTTTAACTCAAGATGAGTTATGCGGCTATCTTGGTTGGAGTAGAATGAAACTAAACCTTTATTTTCGTGGAAAAGTTCATAAATTCACCGAAAGAGAATTGTATGTGTTAAAAAGCTTCGACCTATGCGACTAAACATAAAACCCCTGTCAGTCAACGAATGCTGGCAGGGTAGAAGGTTTAAAACAAAGAAGTATTTAGCGTATGAAAAAGAAATGTTGCTAATGCTAAAGCCTTTAAAATTGCAGCAAGGGAATTTATGTTTAAATATTAAATTTGGCTTTTCAAACAAAATGAGCGATATAGATAATTGCGTAAAACCACTACTTGATATATTGCAGAAAAAATATAAGTTTAATGACAGAGAAATTTACAGGTTATGCCTTGAAAAAATAATAGTAAAGAAGGGGTTTGAATTTATAGAAGTAGAATTTTTTTAAAAATAATTTGCATATATGTAAAATATTATTTACATTTGCAGAGGTTTAACTTTAAAACTATAAATCATGAAAACAAATCAAAATAATAAATTTGATAAATTAAAAGCAGAAGAACATTTGCGAAAATTGCTCAAGAAGCATAATATAAGGGTTGTCAAATGGAGTTCAACATCTTGCGGAAGGGCATGGGTAAAAGAGAAAGAAGTTAAAATCCCACACCCAACAAACATTGACAGATTTTGTGTTGCAATGCACGAAATTGGTCATATTGTAAAAGGTGCGTCCAAAAAAAGCATGAAACTTTACAAATCTGAATTTATCGTTGAAATGTTTGCCATTGAACAAGCCGGATTGCTTGGCTTTGATTGTACCCTTTATAAAGAAAGAGCAAGAAGGTATATCATAATGAACATTGCTAAAGGCTACTGCCGTAAATTAAACTTGGAAACCATTGAGCAGGAAGTAAAGGAATTTTGCAATATTGATTTTATGGAATGGGAAGGAAGTAGGGTTTATGTAAGCGGATTGGGAATTAATACTTATAAAGTAGAGCCACTTGAAGTTAAGATAATTAAATGTTAAAACGATGAAAACAATAGAAATACCAAAAGAACACATATTTACAGCGGTATCTGTAAATGGTAAAATATCGGATAGTTTAAAGCCTATTAAAGTAGATGATTATTGTATGGTTGTTGATAAATCTAATAGATTAAAATCTAATTATTACTATGATTTTAAATATAATGTTATATTAAATAATTTATTTATTAATTTATCAAATGGTGAAGTTGCCTATATCATAGCATCGACTAAATTTATCGATAAATCTATCCCTGTAATTAAATTTATGGCAAAAAGTAAAATATATACAGAAAATCAAGTTAGAGAAGCTATTTGCCAAGCATTTTTATTAGGTTTAGATAGAGTAAAATATACTTTAGAGCTTGAAAATAAAATAATAAAATTATTAAAACACGAAGAATTACCTGATGTATTTAATTTAGAAATGGAAGATGGAAAATTAAAAACAAAATCGACTTCAGAAGGAGAAATAATTAAAATTATAATTTAAAAACTATGAAAACACCAAGATTAATTATTAGGAAATATGATGTAAAAAAAGATTTGCCTTACGAATATAAAGATTTAATAGGTGAATTTGACATTATTGAGGAAATAAGGAAGAGGGGCAATAACCCAAGCGACTTAGCATGGTTTATTATAAATTGCTGGAAAGCAAGAAGTTTTGAGATACTTGAGTATTTTAAATTCTTAAAGCCTCATTATACAGATGTAAGTTTAGTAATATCTGAGGCATTGTTAACAGAAGAGGATATGTTAGATTTCTATATTTCTTTAAAACCTGATTATAAAGATGTGTGTCTTTTGCTTACATCCTGCAAGTTTGCTCAAACAAATGAAATGATTAATTTCTATTTGTCCTTAAAACCTGACTATGACAATGTAATGTTTTTGATTAAATATCTAAATAATGAAAATATACGAAATGTTTATAAATATATTTATTCATTTAAAAATAACAAAACTGTGAAAACGAAAATAACAACAGTTACCATTGACGATTTAGAGCTTAAATGCCATTATTATTATGTGCCTCCTGATGAGAGAGTAGGAATAATGTATGGTTACGTTGAAATTTTTAAAGTTGTATATAACGGTGTTGATGTAACAAAACTAATTGATACAATAGATTTTTTGTTAAGTCAGAAGAACAAATAATGGAAGAAAATTAAAACTGAAAAAATGAACAAAAAACCACTTGGACATAAAGCATACGGCTCAATACCACACCTACCTAACAGTAGGTTAGGCTATGGAGACCACCACATTGAAATAGGACAAGCATTAATTGCGACAAAGAAGGCAAGAGATGAAAATGATTTGATAATTGTTCAAGAAAAACTTGACGGTTCAAACTGTTGCGTTGCAAAATTAAACGGTCAAATATTACCACTTGTAAGAAGCGGATACTTGGCTTATACATCGCCGTATGAGCAGCACCATTTATTTTCAAAATGGGTGAAAGCAAATGAAAAAAGATTTGATAAATTATTAAATGAAAATGAAAGAGTATGTGGAGAATGGCTTGCACAGGCTCATGGGACTATTTATAAACTTAATCACGAGCCTTTCGTTGTTTTTGATTTGTTCACAAAAGAAAATGAAAGACTTACATATCATAACTTTTTACTAAGAGTTTTGCCATTAGGTTATGTTATTCCTAATCTTATTCACATTGGACAGCCTCTTCTTTTTGAAAAAGCATTAAAGAAAATAGAAGTATCCGGACACGGAGCAGTCGATGAGGTTGAAGGTGTTATATATAGAGTTGAAAGAAATGGTAAAGTTGATTTTCTTGCAAAATATGTTAAGCATTCTAAAATTGATGGAAAATATTTTCCAGAAAACAATAATGGTCAAATTATTTGGAATTGGCACGAAGTTTAATAAATTAAAACAATAAACTATGGAAACAAATTTAAAAACAGCAAAAGGCAGAGAAGAAGCAATTAAAAAAATTGAAAATGAATACATTGATGAATTAAGAAGCAATAATTTTGAACTTCATCAATACTTGACTTGCTATATGTTTACCGATAGAATTGCATTTGAGTTTAAGAATAAAGTTATAAATGTATATTTAATAACAAATAATAAATTAGACATAGTAGATGCTGGAATAAATATTTCAACAGGAAGTTTGATTAATCAAACAGATGAATCAAACTATTGGAAGGTAATACATGCTGCCACAATATTAAAGAATTGGGATAAGTTTATTGAAATTACTAACAAATATCATAAGCAATACCTTGAACTTTTAAATAAAATATTTAACTATGGATAAGAAAATAAAAGAATTAAAAAAAGAGTATGAATTAATTTGTAGCAAATACATTAATGTATTTTGCAAAAAACAAGACCTTGAATTTAACGGCTGGGTAGCTGAAAATATAGGTGGGATTGCAATTTGCGGTGAATTTTATTTTAACTTTCAAGACATCGTTTTAGATATTAATTCAAAACAGCCTAAGGGATTAATTATTGAATGGCATTATAACAAAATTGATAACGAAGGTAGAATAATTAATTATTATAGCTATACAAAGGGGGTTAGATTATGAAATTCAGAAGAAACTCAAAGGAGCTTGCTTTGCTCGATTTACTAAGCCTTTTGGCTGGAATGATATTAGCAATTATATTATTGTCTTTATTATAACTCAAATATAGACGCAACTATTAACAATTCTAAAACTATGAAAACAATGGAATTAGAAGTAAAACATATAGTACCTTATTTACCTTACAGATTAAAATTTTTAATAGAAAGTGACTCCGAAAGTAAAGAGCCTAATATTTATGAATTAAAATCAATTGATATAGGCTTAAAAATGGTAAACATTGGATGGGGCAACGCTAAAAACTTAGCCGAAATAAAACCAATATTAAAACCATTTTCAAAACTTACAAAAGAATTATATTATCAACTTTGTGGGAAGTCAGAAAATGATAGTTTTGGTTTTTGGTATGGTAAACATAATGGAGATAGCGATAAACGAGATTATATTTATCATTCAGGTTATTCAAGCCGACAATATTTTATTTGCGATGGGCATGGTCAATTCAATTATAAAATGATGGATTTTTTCTTTAAGAACCATTTTGATGTGTTCGGTCTTATAAATTCTGGTCTTGCTACAGAGCTTTTTTAGGGTTACGCATAACTCAAATATAAAAACAACTATTAAGAATTTAAAACTATGAAACACATACTATTCGCACTTTGGCTAATAACTGCTATGTTTGCTGTAATTCAGCATAAAGAGCTTAAGAAACGTAAATTTGAAGAGCTTAAACTAAAAATAGCTATGCAGCAATTAAAGAGTTGCAGCGATAAATACAGGAAGCTATTAACCTACGAGAATGACAACTTTAAACAACGTGTTTTAAAGATTTGTCCTTGTATAGATAGATAATTAATGTTTAAACAATAAAAATAATTATGAAGGAAAAAATTAGTGAAATACTATTAAATTTTTCTGAAGGAAAATTAACAATTAATGAAGCAACACGGCAAATATCAGATTTGTTTATAGACCCATTAGATGATGAAGATTCTGAAATTTATAAATTAGGAAAAGAAATTGCCGAAATGCCAATAGAAGAATTTGAGCGTAATTGCAAGATGATTGAAGAAATGTTATCAAAAAATAATAGAAATAATAAATAATCAATGTTTAACCAATAAATATAAATAACTATGAAAACAAAACGAAAACTAACGCAAACGCAAGTTTTAGAAGAAATGTTACTAAGAGGAGAAATAGTAACTGCTTCATCAATTTACAAAGAAACAAAGAAAAGAACAGGGGTTGGCAGTATGAACCACCATGTTTTGTTTCGTCCAATTAAAGAAAAATACACTATTGCAGACGAGTGGGTAACAGACAAGAATGGCAATAGGTACAAGCGTTTTTGGATAAAGAATTTGCGGAAGAAGAAGTAATTTTGTAAATTTGCAACGGGAGCAATTTTTTAAAAATAGGCAAAAAAAATATTAAAGATACAAGCCTTTAATTAGTAGAGGTGTACGATTGCCTGCGTACGCTCCCAGCCTCGAACGTTAAAGGCTTTTAATTTTACCATTATGGAAGGTTGGATAAAATTGCATAGGAATTTAAGGGAAATACCTATTTTGCGACAAAGAGGTGCATTAAGTTATTACGAAGCATTTATCGAATTACTATTTATATCAAATGGTAAAGAGCTTAATTTATCTTTAAGAGAATTAGCTAAATTATTTTGCTGGAAAAAAGATAAAGTAAAATACTTTTTAGAAAAATTACAGGAAGAAAATTTAATAGAAATTAAAGTTGAAAAACAAAAAATGTATGTATATTTTTTAGAAAATAATTATTTAAACAAAAACGATTTTCAGACACAAATTCCGACAGTTATTCCGACAGTTAAAAACGATATAAATACTTGCAATTCAAATATTTGCAAAGGTAGCGAAGAAAAAAGTCAGACAGTTATTCCGACAGTTTTTCCGACAGTTTTTCCGACAGTACAAAATGAAAACAATAGTTTCAGACACTTAAAAAGTTTAAAATCAGATAGTTGCAGCGAAATTGCCGACAGCGAGCAATTAAATATTTTTTCTCATGCCAATAAAAAAGAAAAAAAAGAAGCAAAAAAAAGAAAAAATAGTAATACAGGTAATATCTTAGATAATAATTATAATATTATTAATAATATAAATAATATACAAAAAAAAGAAAAAAAAGTACCGACACTTGAGGAAGTTGTTAGTTACTTTAAAGAAAAAGGGTATAAGGCAAGTGCTGGCGAAAAATTTTACGAGTATTATTCAATAGCAGGTTGGAAAGATAGTAGAGGCAAGGAAATTATAAATTGGAAACAAAAAGCAATAGCGGTTTGGTTTAAAGATGAAAACAAAGAAACAAAACAAGTGCATGAAGGGAAAAAAATAAGGCAGCAAGATTTTTATTCATACCAAGAATATGTTTTTGCATGTAATAAATTAAACATTGAGCCTGAACCTCAACTTTAAAATGTGCATGTAAAATAAAAAATTAGAATAAAGCCCCGTAACAAAGCATATAAGCAACTAAAATATAAAAGTGGTATAAAGATATAGGACGAGTGAAAATAATTGATTTAAACGCTTAAAATAAAGTCTAACTAAAATAAATAAAAAAGTGGTAACAATTTTTAAAAACATTTTTTCGCAAGAGCCACACTATATAACAGTAGCTCAAGCACTTAACAGGATTAAGCACGGCAAATCAAAAGAAAAAGTGCTGGAAATTAGAAATCAACTTGACAAGGAAAGAGCCAATAAACTAAAATCAAACTTACCGGGCGTATGCTTTAGCGGTAAATTCTCGCAGCGTACTGATGAAGGTTTAATTGAACATTCAGGCTTCATCTGCCTTGACTTCGACAAATTAAGCGATGTAAATAAGCGTAAAGAAGAATTAAAGCAAGACAAGTTCATTTTTGCTTGTTGGGTAAGCCCAAGCGGTAACGGCTTAAAGGCTTTAGTTAAAATTGCTGATAAAACTAAACATAGAGAACATTTTGAAGCGTTGCAGAAACACTTTAAAGATATTGACAAGTCAGGAATAAACGTTAGTCGTGTTTGCTATGAAAGCTGGGATGAAAATATTTATATCAACGAAAATGCAGAGGTGTTTACGCAATTTGTTAAAACGCAAAAATTAAAGGTTAAAGAAGTTAAAACAGATTACTATGATATTTTTCAAAATTTGCTTAAATGGCTTACAAATAAGGGCGATGCCTTTGTTTTAGGTGAGCGAAATTTATTTTTGTTTAAGTTGGCATCTGCTTGTAACCGCTTCGGAATACCTCAAGATGACTGTTTTTCGTTGTGTAAGAATGAATTTTTAATAAATGACAATTCATTCAGCGAAAGCGAATTAAGTAGAGTTGTTAAGAGTGCTTACAAATTAACAAGTGCCTTTGCTACTGCTGTTTTTGAAGGTGAAAAACTTATTGATAAAAAAACAAAACATGAAGTAGAATTTGATGCTGATATTTTTAACCCTGAAATAAAACCAAAGGATGTAATTTTTGGCGAGGACGTTAAGAGTGAGGCAATTAAAATTTATACTGATGGCTACGAAAGCGTTGCTGGAGTAGGTATTTATGAATTAGATAGCCACTACAAAATGAAGCGTGGTGAAATTTCATTGCTTACAGGTATTGGCAACTATGGGAAATCAACATTTATGAAGTGGTACTTGCTTATACGTGCTGTTATTCACGGTGAAAAATTTGCTTTATTCGCTCCAGAGGATAACCCTGCACAAGAGTTCTACCATGACTTAGTAGAAATTTACTTAGGTGCGGATTGCACACCTTCAAACCCACGAAGACCAAGCAGGGAAGTTTACGAAAGTGCATACGATTATATTAGTAAACATTTTTTCTATGTTTACCCAAAAGATATAGCACCTACTCCTGATTACATTAAAGAACGATTTTTAGAGCTTGTAATTAAAGAGAAAATAAGCGGTTGCATTATAGACCCATTCAACCAAATGGCTAATGATTACAATGCTAAGAATGGAAGAACGGATAAATATTTAGAAGCATTTTTAGCAGATTGCGTTCGCTTTGCACAAGTCAATAATGTGTACTTCTTAATTGTTGCACACCCAAAGATGATGCGTAAAGATGCCGATGGCAACTACCCTTGCCCTGATGTATTTGATATTGCCGATGGAGCAATGTGGAATAATAAGATGGATAACATTTTAGTTTACCATAGACCAAACCATCAACTTAACCCTCAAGACACAGCTTGCGAGTTGCACACAAAGAAAATTAGAAGGCAAAAAACAGTTGGGAAAAAAGGCGTTGTTTTATTTGAATACATAAAGCAGTCAAGGCGTTATTACTTTAATGGAGCAGATGTGTTAGGGAACTTATTACAGCCAAAACAAGCAGTATTAACAAATAATTATAATTTTTTAAATGAAGAACAAGACGACCTGCCGTATTAGCAGAATAGGCTTTAAAGGAAAGGACGGCAACACCTATCTGTTGTCGGGCTACGATAAAGAAAAAGATGTGTATTTATTCAAGGTACATGAAACAAACGCTTTTATAGAGCTAAATTCAGCGGTTTTTAAAAAATACGAAAAAAGTGGAAAACTTGAGCGTTTTAATGTTTAAACATTGATATATAAATACTAATTTTGACATTATATTTATTAAAATATGACAGAAAAAGAAATTTTCAATATAATTGAAACAGCATTTGATGAAGAATTGTTTGATATTAAAGATGAAGCAAGCTGGGTTGATGCAAGAGAAAAATTTATTAGAAAAATAAAGGAAAAAATATCTTCATTATTTTCGGGCGATTTAAAATCGTTTGAAGAAATAAATAATATAAATGTAAATAGCTTAGATAAGCTTAATAAATGGTTTATTAATAACTGTGAAAATTTTGGAGAACTTAACAATGAGCTACTAATTACAGGTAGTGAGGCTAAACGATTAATTGTAATTATTTTATTCGATATTCTTCAATCAATTAAGAGCAGTAATTTAGATATTAATAAACATAAAACTGAGAGTATAATTAAGCGATATTTAGAATAAAATATGAAACTACACAAAGAAGTTGAAGAAGTTATACTATGTGCTTTAACTAAAGAGCTTGAGAATTGCTTGCACATGGTTGAATTTAATTTAAAACACGATAAAAAAGGCTCGTTTTAAGCGATTAATAAACGATAGTAAGCACCTTACAGAAGGGTTTGAAAATAGAGAAGACGTTTTACAGCTTACAGAGATATTCGGCAACTTTATAAACGCTTACAGAAAAGAGCTAAATAAGCAACTTAACGATGCAGCTAAGCAAGGATAAACTAATAGCTCAACTGTACAATGATAGCAACGTTAACTCGATGCTTAAGACAATTAACCACTTTCATTGTGATGACTTTAAACAAGAGCTTTTTCTTATATTACTTCAAATGCCCGAAGAAAGGCTATTAGAGTTGCACAGCAAAAACGAACTTTACCCATTTATCAATAAAATAATTACAAATCAAACACATTCTAATACTTCGGAATTTTACAGAAAATATAGAAAGCATAATGAATTAATAAGTTATGTCGGGAATTTTGGTGAAGTAGAATGTGAATTGGAAAATAGCTATGACTTACAAAAATCCTACGAGGCAATGCTTGAAGAAATTAATAAGATAGATGATTGGTATGAAAGAACATTGACTAAGTACGTATTAATTACAAGGATGACGGTTTTAGACATAGCCGATAAAACGGCAATAAGTAGCCGACAAATTTATAGAATTGTCGGGAAACATAGAAGGAGAATTTATGAAGCATTAAAAAAACAGGGTTTGCATTTTGAAAAAATTAAAGGATATAAAACTGAAAACAAATGAAAACATTAGAGAAAATTTTAGCACTATTTAAAACAAAACCAATATTTGTGATTGGTTTTCCACATCACGTAAAAGATGAAGATTTTGATAAACTTACAGAATTATTTAAAGAATACCTCTCTAAAGATTATTATGTGATTACTTACATAACATTTGAACACACTTTTGAATTTAAAATCATAAAATAACAAAACTATGATTAAATACTTCGGAATAATTGCTCTAATTCACATTCTTATTAACTCAACGGAATTTAGAAATTTATTACACCTAATCAAACTCGACTATTTTAGACACAAACACGACAACTTAATTTTATTTATCCTTTCAAAATTCCTATCATGTACTAAGTGTACTACCTTTTGGACACTATTATTTATTTACGACATCTATCTTGCTTCAATAGGTGCTTTAATTCAATTATACATTGATAGAATTATAGGGGTAAAAGTTAATTAAAACTAATATATATAATTAGAAGTTATGACTAAAGAAGAAGCAATAAAAGAATTTGAAAGCAAATTACTAAACGTAAATTATATAGATAGCGAAAAGTTTAATATCTTACAAAAAATACATTTTGTTGCTTTCGGACAAATGTTTACAGGCGGTTGCGGTGCTTGCATCCGTAATGCTTATGAAAAAGTAAAGGATTGGTATGAGCGAAACAAACAATAATAACAACGAGAAAAAGCCTAAAATGTACGTGCATCCTACACGTATATTTTTAAACGGTGATGAATTGCTTGCAGCGTGGGAAGAATATAAAGTAGATGTTCTAAACGAGGCTAAGAAATGGCCTAAAATTCAATATGTCGGAAAAGACGGAAATCGTGTTGTTGATTATCCTGTTATGCCATTTGATTTAGAAGGTTTTTTTGCGTGGTATTACAGAAAGTATAAGAAGTTTATCCATCAATATTTTGATAAGCCTGATTTTTACGGCGATGACTTCGTGGAGGTCATTACGCACATAAAGCACGATAGAAATTCTAATATTAAAACAGGTGCTTTACTCGGCTTCTTCCACCCAAATACAAGCAACAGAATAGTAGGGCTAACCGACAAGCAAGAAAATATTAATAAGAATGAACACGTAATAAAAGAAGTAAGCGTAACTATACATAAGAAACAAGATGAAGCTGGAAGTACAGGGGACAACAGTACTGGAGCGTAACCTTGAAGCCTTTGATAAATATCGCTTTATCATTAATCAAGGTGGCTCACGTTCAAGTAAGACTATCTCTATTTGCCAGCTTGTTATCATAAAATCGCTACAAAATCCTCAATACATCACTTCAATAATTCGTAAGACGATGCCAGCATTAAAGGCTTCTATCATGAGGGATTTTTTTAAGCTGCTTAATGATTATGGCATGTATAATGAGGATAGGCATAATAAAACATTGCACGAATATTACTTTAATAACGGCTCGATGGTAGAATTTTTTTCTGCGGCAGATGAGCAGAGGTTAAAGGGTAGAGGCAGGAATAAAGCTATATTAAACGAAGCAGACGAGTTAAGTTTTGGAGAATTTACACAGATAAATATTAGAACGACAGATAAAGTCGTGTGCGATTTCAATCCTTCATGCCCAGACGACCATTGGCTGTGGGAGTTAATGAAGAAAGATAACGCAACTTTAATTAAGTCTACGTATAAAGATAACCCATTCTTACCGAAGGAGCAGATAGAAGAAATAGAATATTTAATTAATACGGATGAGAATTACTATAAGATTTATGCACTCGGCGAGCGACCAATTAGCAATGCACGAATAATCACACACAATAAACTATATTCGCACGACATACAACTGCCTTATGTGTATGGATTAGACTTTGGCTTTAATCACCCTACTGCACTTGTTAAAGTTTATTACGAAGAAAATAAAATTTATGCAGAAGAAATTCTTTACAAGAAAGGCTTGACAAGTAGTGATTTGATTAGAGAGATGCAAGCTATTGAAAGAAGTGTGCCAATATATTGCGACCACGCAAGACCTGAGATAATAGAAGATTTGAAACGTGCAGGATTTAGAGCTTTACCAGCAAACAAAAACGTGCAAGAGGGGATTGACTTTTTAAAGCGGAATGAATTATACATAAACATTAATTCAGTAAACCTCAACAGAGAATTAAAACTTTATTCGTACAAAACAAAAAACGATGTTATAACAGAAGAACCGATAAAGCTAAACGACGATGCAGTAGATGCTTTAAGATACGGGGCAATATCATACAAAAAACCAAAAGTTAAATATTCAGTAGCATGATGACACTTAAACAATTAGTACAATTAGAAAGGCTAAGAAAAGAAATTAAGCCCGACACGGATAAATTAGACTTGCTTTATGCTTATGCAGAAATAATAGGCTTGTCGCAAGATGAAGTAGATGCGATGAGTATTGAAGAAGCAAATAAACTTTTAAATCGTTGTTATAACGATATTTCTACATTGCCAAAACAATTAGATGTTAAAGAGCTTCGACTTAAAGAAATTGAAGGGGTATATTATTCGTTTGATGTAAGTTTCCATAATTGGAAATTAAAGGAATTTGTCGATTTCAAATATTTATTAGATACAGATAAAGAAAACATAGCAAAAGTTATTGCTATTTTTTATCGTCCAATAAAAAAACAGCCGACGTTTATTGATAAACTACTTGCACGTTTTAAGCCTAATAACCCTTATGAGTTACAGCCTTATGATATGAGGAGTTTAGATGAACGTGCAAAGATTTTAGAAAAAAACTTAACAGCAGATGAAGGTTATACATTGCTACTTTTTTTTTGCGATTATTTGAAACGCTACTTGGAAATACTGGAGCTTTATTTAAGAGAATTGATGAGGAAGAAGTCGGAACAGTTAGGGAAAACCGAACAAATGAATGGTTGAGGATAATTGATATGCTTGCAAAAGAGGATGTATTAAAGTGGTCGCAAATAGAAGAATTAAACGTGATACAAGTGTTTAATAAAATGATTTTAGAACGTGAAAAGTACATTGAACAAAAAGCAGAAATAGACAAGCAAAAGTTTAAGAAATAGTATATATATAGGTAGAGATGCAAACATCGTATTCATATAATCAATTAATTTCAATGTTCAAAAAATTTGCAGAAGACCACCTGCAGATTAATTCATTTGGACATGGTGATATTTGGGAAATTGACACGTGGAAAGATATTAACTTCCCGTTGTTATGGGTGATGAATAACCCTATATCAACAGTCAATGAAAACAGCGTAAGCCTTTCGTTTCAAGTTATTGCAATGGATTTAGTAAAGAAGGATGAACGCAACGAAACGGAAGTGTTATCAGACATGCACAATGTATTGCTCGATTTTCATACACATTTTAATCGCTCGAATGATTACAAGTTCACCGTTGGAAACCCAACGTTATCGCCGTTTACAGAGCGATTTGACAGCGAGGTAAGTGGTTGGGGAATGGATATAACTTTCAGTTTGTTTTACAACTCAAACCCGTGTGCAATAGCCGGAGTAGATACTAACGGTTTATTTATAGATGAGCCACCATGTAGTGGTGGTGGTATTAGTTCGATAACTATCAATAACAGCGACAATACATTTGTTGTGAATGTGTCAAACAACTACACATTGCCCGATGAACAATATCAAGTATTCGTTGATAGCGTACTTGTTAATAGTGGCTCATTTCCTGTATATGGTACACAAACGATTAACATAAATTTATAATGGCAAAGCGACCACGAAGAATACACGAAGTAATAATGGATAGAAGCATAGTTAGTTTGTTATCTAAATGCGGACGTCCAGCGAGCGATTTTAATTGGGATGAAATAGAAGCGGAAAATGTTGATGCTGACAAAGAGAGTGAATTTGACGAAAACGAAGATGGGAGGGTAAAGGTTGAACAAGATGATAAAATTAAATACTACTATTACGACAAGAAAGCAAATGCAAAGTTTGACGGTGGAGGAGTAATAGATGCACGCTCACGTGATTTTTGCGTAGAAGTTATTGCGCTTGGTAAAGTGTGGACACGTGAAGAAATTAATCGGGTTTCGTTTACATTAAGATATTCGGTATTCAAGTACGCTGGAGGGTATAATTGCAGACATACATGGAAGGTGTTTAGATATAAGAAATTAGACCCGCCGACAAAGAGCGACAGGGCGAACAATAAAGATATAAGAAAATTAAAACGTGCCGCAGAAGGAGAATAAAGAATTAATAAATGTTTTGAAGAAGTACGGAGCAAGCGTTGTTGCCGAGATGAAAACACGTTTGCAAAATCAAAATAAAGTTGCTTCGGGCAAATTGCTAAAGTCATTAAAGTATGATTTAAGCGAAACGTTAAAGACGATTGAGTTAAATTTTTATGCGGATGATTATTACAAGTTCGTTGATAAAGGAGTAAACGGTTATGCACAAAGGGTTGGTAGCCCTTTTAGTTTTAAGCCAAAAGACGGGCGAGGCACAGGGCGAAGTTTGTTTATACCAGCGTTGAAGAAGTGGTGCAGAATAAAGGGAATACCTGAAGGGAAAGCCTTTGCAATTAGAAGAAACATTTGGAAGTTTGGTATTGCCCCGACACAATTCTTTACCATATCAACAACGAGAAGGCAGAAGCAATTAACGAAGCAAATTGAAGAGGCAAAAAAGAAAGATTTAGAAGCACAATTAAAAATAATAGCAAAAGAGAAGTAAATGATAACGATATTACAGGATAAAGTAGGAAGTCAAGTAAGGAAGTACACATTTGTGCATAACCCTATACCCTTTGTTGTAACATCGAATTTTATCAACAGGAAAAACTTTAAATTCATCTTTAGAACCTACATTGACAATGTAAACGTATTACCAACAAGTAGTGAGTTAGTAAGCGAAAACAAAGTGTATAAGTTACAAAATGTTACGCAAGGACATTTTGATGCTTCCTCAATATTATCGCAGCGACTAAGCTATGATTTTAAATGGGACACCATAGTAATGGCAGACAGGAATAATAGCGTAAAGAATTATAATGTTGGAATAGGAGAGGAATTTAGCAGGGAGATAAAGATAACGAGCGTAAATAACAACGGAGGCTTTCTAAGACTTATTTTTGACACAACACATAATTTGCGAGAAGGCGATGCCGTTGTGATTGTTGCTGATGACCCAAATCAATTTAATCAAAATACAAATGTTGTTGTAACAACGATAAACAGCCCAACAGCAGTAACAACAAATATTGCGTGGACGACTGCATTAACGGGCATGACAGGTGTTGCCTTTGAAGCAGAAAAGTTTACTGATAACTATTATTCCCCTTTAAATGGGGTAGATTACGTTGGTTTTGTATTCCCAAATTACGGGAGTGGCAACACATTAAGACCTACACGTTTTAGAGTTGGTGATTTAGTTACCATAAGACAAGATGCAGGTTTTACACATGCAAGCTATAATAGAACGGCAACCGTGTTGCAAGTAAATAATGTTACAATAGATGGAAATAATTACACACGAGTTATTACCAATATTCGTTGGGCAGGTAATTCACCAGCAAACGCTGGAGTTATGTTCTCAAGAAACAACTATTATCTGCCCGACCTTGCTTTTACTAACACAGGCTCGCAGCGTACTTATGTTGTAAATGGAAAATTAAAGAAGGATAAATACCCTAACTTTGATTTTACAACATTCACGCCAACAGGTGATGCGAGTAGGTTTTTAACAAATTGCCCTAAAACATTAAAGATACTTACAAGTCAATTCCACACACTTGCATTTTTACAAGGGACAAGTATTAATACAAGTAGAGTTGAGGTTGTCGAGTTTAAGTTTTACGACAACAGTAATACGCTAATCACTTCGATGAATGTAAACAACCCAGATGCAGATAGCATCAACAGGTTGAAGCAATCTAAAGTAATCGGTGTTGGAACAAAGAATATTGATGAGTATAGAATAGCTAATTCATTACCAGCGATAAATTGGAGCAATGTAAGCTATTATACAGTAAGATTATACGACAACACTAATACGGCAATAAGAAGCGAAACGATACGATTTAACGTTGATTGCGAAAGCAGGTATAAAACGCATCGCATAGCATTTTTAAACGCTTTAGGGGAGTTTGATTATTTCAATTTCAAACAAGGATATAACAAGAAGCAAAAGAGCGAATTAAAAACATTTACAAAAAGACATGGCAGTGTAAATAATGGAGAGTGGAGTTATACAAAGCAAGAGCGAGGCACTACTGTTTTTAATTCATATTCAGAAGATGAAATTGTGTTAAGGTCTGATTGGTTGTCAGAAGCAGAAAGTGTATGGTTGAAAGAGTTATTTACATCAAAAGAAGTTTATTTGTTTGACGAAGAAAATAGCCCTGTACCTATTGTAATACTTGACACAGAAGTAGAAGAAAAAGTAAATATTCAAATGCCATTATTTAGGTTAGAAGTAACATTCAAATTTGCGAATAGTGAAAAATACTAAGCTATATATAAAATTAAATGATAGTTACAAGCAGTTAGATATAACTGATGTAGATATTCTATTGCAATTTGAAGAAGTAAATATTCGCAGCTTTGAAAATCTAAAGGCTGAACACTCTAAAACGATTGTATTGCCAGGAACACCAAACAATAATGATGTACTTTCTTTTCTTTACGATATAACCTCATCAGGTAGTTTTAAGATATTAAAGAAAACGCCGTGTTACATTGAAGCAGGAAGCAACATTTTGTTTGAAGGCAGTTTTAAATTAATCAATGTAACGATTAACCCAAATGGAGTAAAAGAATACGAAGCGGTATTAACTGCTAAAACAATAGATTTCTTTGATGACTTAAAAAAATTAAAATTAAAGGATATTGATTTATCTGACTTCGACCATGTATTAAACAAAACGAATGTTCAGAATAGTTGGGATACATCGATTAGGTATCAGGGCCAAACAATACCATTTGAATTGGGCTTTGGATACGTGTATCCTTTAGAATTTAGGGGAGTGAATGATATTGGTTATTTGTGGTCGCCAAAGGACATGTCGCCAGCTGTGTATATTAAAACGCTTATTGACAAAGGGCTTGCACAATTAGGTTATAATTACATTTCAGAGTTCTTTAATTCAGAGCGTTTTAAAAGGCTAATAATGCCCAATGTTTATCAGCGAGTACCTTTGAGCGAGGATGAGATAAAATGCAGGCAGTTTGATGGCATAGCAACAAGCGCATCGTTGGTTGAGTTAAATTCAATACAAGGGATAAATCAAACAATTAATTTTATTCAGCTTAACGCATCGGATAGCGAAAGAACGACAAGAGGTACGCTAAACGACCCTTGCAATCTTAATCAGGGCGATTATTTTCAAATAGGGGCAAACGGTGATTATAAAATTGATATAAAGCACAATATAACTATCTATGTTGATGAAACAGACACATTAAGTTATACATCATGGTCGATAAAAAATCAAGCAAATCAGCAGGCTAAAATAAAATATAGAATATCAATAGTTGATTATGCAACAAACATTGTTTTAACATCGAATGAAAAAATAATATCAATACCAACAACACCTCAAACTTCGTCAGGCTTTAGCTTTACTGACGAAATAAGCATAAATTATTCTTCCTATTTTGGCAATGGACATCAAATAGCTGTAATAGCTACAATTATAAGTGATGATATAATTTATTGCAGAAGGCAAGATAACGTGCAGATGAAGTTTAGAATACAAGCGAGTGCTGATGAAGATATAAAACTAACATTGGCAACACCTTACTGTGAGGAAGGCGATACAATAGGATTAAATCGTTGTTTTAACAATGAAACAACGCTATATGATATTTTCAAGGATATTGGCAAGTTGTTTAACCTAAGATATAATTTTAAGAACGAAGGTAAGACAATAGAAATAGAGCCTGCAGCAACGTATTACAATAAAGGAGTGGTAAAGGATTGGAGCAAGAAAATAGACGATAGCAAGCCTATTATAATTCAAACAATATCTGATTTAGATTACAATAAAATCAAATTTCATTACATTGAAGATGGCGACTACCACAATAAAGCGACGATAGAAAACTATAATGTTTATTACGGAGAACAAACCGTTGATATAGATAACGATTGGAGTGAAGGGGAAAGGGTGATAAAAACAGAAACGATAGCAAGCACGCCAAATGTAAATTACTTGGGCGATATTTGCGTGCCTTATTATGTAACTTATGATGGCGGCAACTATAAGCCGATGGCACAAATAAAGCCACGTTTATTGATTTACGGCGGTTTAGTGCAATCGGAAACAGCATGGTGCTGGATAAGTAAAACAGTTGAATATAATGCAAGCAATATAATAGCAAACTTGAGATATACCTACCCATTTGCTGGGCATGTTAATAAACCTTATAATCAAACGTGGGATATAAATTTTGGAATAGCTCGTGCTTATTATTGGAATTACAATACAATTACAGACGACAACCTATACAGCACCTATTACAAACAAATAGTAGAGAGCGAGATTAATCCTGAAACAAAGATATTGATTGCTTACTTTAATTTAAGTGATGAGGATATTTACAACTTTAAATACAACGACAAAATATTTATTGACAATACTTATTATAGGGTTAACAAGATAATTGATTATAACCCTTTAAAATCAGAGGTTACAAAGGTTGAAATAGTAAAAGTTGTTGAAGCAGATTTATATGTGCCAAAAAGAAGAGTTTTAAGACGTTCTGAAAGTTGGACAAATTCGGAAGCAATATCGCTTGGTAATTTAGGAGAATTTACGGAAGGAAGTGGCAGCGTACCTGTTGGAGATATGGGTGTTTTTAAAGGTGGGGTAAAAAGTAATTTGGCACAAGTAAAGAATGGGCATAACAATTTTATCAATGAAAACGCTGCAAATGTTTTAATCAATGGAAGCGGTAATATAGTGCAAAGTGCATCGCAAAATGTAAGCATTACAGGAAGTAATAATAAAGTTTTAAATGGAGCAGGCAACGTAGTAATAATTGGCAGCGGAGTAACGATAACAGAAAGCAATACAACGTATATTGATGGAATAGGAATAATTAAAAATGGAGTATTAGTGCCGCAGGAATTTAACGTTGTTGATGGCGGTGTTGATGAAGTTCAAAATCCATTTAGTGTTACAACAATGAATGTTATTGATGCTGGGAGTAATACAGTTCAGAATGTAAATTATGATTTCAATATAAATATAATAGAAGAATGAAAAAGATAGCATACGCAAGGCAAATGGTAAAGAGGCTTACGACGGCATTTCAGATGCCAACTAAGCCAACGAGCAACGACCACACTGATGGCACGTGGGTAAACACCGATTTATACAACGGTGAATTTTGTCTTAATACAGCATCACGAGAGTTGACAATGCGAGTAAACGGTGGAGGTGGCGATACCATTGATTACATTGACAAGATTGGGAATTTTGATGTATTAGACACAATAGCAGCTACAAGGCTAAGAGCATACACTCCAATAACTCAAACAACGAATAATACACCAACAAACATAAGTATCGGTGATTATAGCACTTACAAAAGTGTTATCGGCACAGCAAGGGTGATAGGTTATGATGTTAATGGGAAACATAAATCATATTTAAGGAGTTTTGAATTTGTATATAATGTTGTAGATGATATGTTAAGCGTTAATAGCTCTGTTGCTAATAACAACTTAGTTATAGTAACAGATGCAACACTAATTAGTAGTTCAGGTAATTTGAACGTACAAGTAGTTGGCACAGCATCGACAATAAATTGGTTAGTTGAATACGATATAACAATTATCTTATAATGGCAGAAGAAGCAAGATTAAAGATATTAATTGATAATGCTCAAAGTGCTAAGAGCGTTAAAGAAGTTAGGCAGTCGCTAAAGGAAATAAAATCCGAATTGCTAAACATTGGTAAAGAGGATAAAAATTTCTTAAAGTTATCACAAGCTGCTGGAAAGCTGCAAGATAAAATTGGCGACACGCAAGCAACTGTTAACTTCTTTGCCGATGACTTTGGAAAATTAAAAGGTGCAATAGGCATTGTAGAAGGTATTGCAGGGGGCTTTTCAGTCGCACAAGGAGCAGTAGCGTTATTCGGCAGCGAAAGCGAAGAGTTGAATGAGGTGCT